CCAAGCTTGGGCACAATCTTCTTAGTCATTTTAACACGAGTGATGTTAGATAGAATGGCAATGTTAGTATCATCGATCTTTCTAACAACGTTAGATGCTCTAAATACACCGCCGAAGGTTTTCAATGCTGCAGTATCATATGCCACAATAGTATTCCTCACTGAAGCAACCAAACCACTTGCTGTTACTGTAGCGAGGTTAGGGTTATACTTAAAGAAAACCTCAAGATCAATGTACGTATATTCAGGATCAACAAGAACTGGTGTAATAGATACAACGTTTTTAGGTTTAAGAATATTTGTTTTAATTGTTTCTTTTTGGGCAGTAGTAAGTACTTCGGCTGATAAAGGTTTAATACTTATATACACCTTGCCATAGTCTGGTACATCGTGATCTTCACCACCCCATACCGCAACAGCTTGAATATCAGCAAACTCATTCTTAAGGATGGTTTTATAATCATCAGGTGTTACTGCTCTGTTCTGAGATACATAAGCAAGAGGAGCATTGAACTTGATGGCCTCTTTAGTCTCTCTTGCAGCACCACCAGTAGCTTTAGTGACAAGGGTTACTGTTTCATCAGTGTTACCATTCAATGAATCTGTCATGGTGAACACGGTGGCACCATCTACATTTGTTCCAGATGGAATTGTAGAGTACTCAATCTTAACAGTGTTACCATTGCCAGGTCTCTTACCGATGATGTTATCACCAAACTTAACTTCGTAATAACCATCTCGTCCTTCCTCTAAGAAGAAGACTTCACTCGCTCCAGTCAAGTTAACAATGTTACTGTTTAATGTATAAACTTTAGAAGCAGAAGTAACCGCTGAATCGGTAACAGTAACTCTAATCGATTTAGTGTTTACATTTGCCTGTGGAATTATATATTGCTCATACACATTGTTTTGGTAAGTATATGTTATATTTGTTAGTATACCTTGCTCAAGTGAAACATTAGAGAAGTTCCAACCAGTGGATGGATTAAATGCAATCGTATCTGTTACACTTGAAAACATCGGGTATGTGATGCCGTCAATAGTCGTAGAGAACTTGGTTCCTCTTGGTAGACTCAAAGGCATTGGGTTATTAGATGCATCATGATTCCACAAAGGTGTTGCTGTGGTATCGTAATTCATGGCCATGTTTACAAAAGCAACTGAAGGTGCAATAGAACGTGGGGTGTATCCTAATAGTTTGGCATGGGATACTACTGAAGACCTGAGCTGTGCTGTGTCAAGGAAGGTCTCGTTCAAAGCAAAGTTTGCATTCATTGAGTTGATGTGGGTTATGTATGCCAGCACATCAATAATGGTTGACATTGCAGATCCATCATAGTTATAATCATTGAAGGTTGTATCTGTCGCCTTCATATAGCTAACTAAATTTGATTTAATCTGGTCAAAGTCTAATTCACTTGCTGAAATTCTGCGTTCGATTGCCATTATCGTAGTCTCTCTATTGTGGTAGTAATATCAATTATTTCATTAGTTGATTTGACCCTACCGGTTACTGTTATAAATACCTCATTGCTATCATGCATTGTCTGTATATTAGTGTTGAGTACTTCTATCCGTGGTTCATAATTCTTTAAAGCAGTATTAATAGAGGTAGACATATTTGCTGCTGTTATATGATTCATGTTCTCAAATAAATATGATCTTAGGTTTGCACCAAAGTCATAATTAAATGGGCGTTCACCATTATTTGTTCGTAAGATATTAAGGCAACTTTGAATTACCGCTGCATTGTTCTTCTTTATTCCGACGTCATTGGTATTAGGATTTTGCTTAAAAGTAAAATCTAAATCTTTGTACGTTGCTTCTCTTGCTATAGTTGCCATATATCTATTTATACCTCGTTATTCGGGAACTGGAACCGATACATCACTTTGTGATGTAGCATCAGCAGTAGTATCTGGTTGGGTGTGTACATGTGTATTAACATTAATAGCAGCACCATCAGTATTAGTTCTTAATACCTTAGTCACATCAACGTTGCCATTCAATGTAATCTTCTTACCGGCCTCAGTAGCTTTAAGTGTTATGTCTCCCATAGAGTCAGCACTTATATTACCACTAACCGAAGCAGTAAGGTTACCAGCCACAGCAACATCTACATGACCGCTAACAATAATTCTCACATTGCCATATACTTCTAATGTGTCATGACCTACAACTAATCTATAGTTGTCACGTACAATTCTTTCAACTCTTGAACCATTTGGTGATACTTCGTATTGAGTACCACTCTTATGTCTCTCTGTTATGCGTTCGTTGCCAGGAGTATCATCGTATTCTTTTACATGACCACTCTCAGTTTCCATAACATTATTATATGGATACTTAGGGGAGTATGTACTTACTTCTGGCTCGTATGTTCCTTTAGGTTCACCTGCATTAGGATCAGCTTCTTCTCTTACTCTTACATTATTATCTTGTACGCCGTCAGTCTTTGTTGGTAAAGTTCCCATCACCAAAAATTCTTGCATGGAATTATCTAAAAATATACCAGCAACCAATGTACCAACCAGTAGATTTGTTGATGAACCTACTCCACCTTTAGCTGGATTAGTTGATGGCATAAGAACCATATTCCATGCAAGGTCTTTAGTTTCGATGTTATCGTGTATACCATACACATTCACCTTAGCCCTACCAAGTTTCTCCGGGTCATTAATATCTTTTACTAATCCAAATTTTATATCATTCACGAGCTAATCCTAAATCTTGAGTGTACATATAATCTCCACCATCTATTGTAAAATTGTGTTGTATATGTTTGACTAAGTATTTTCCATCTTGTTTACTAGATGATTGATTACCACCCCCTAATGAAACGTTAATACACATTCCAGCACCTAGATTTGGTAATGCCACCATCTGGTTTACTTCCATGATTGTGTTGAATACCCGAAACTTATGATTCTGTATACTACTAACAGCAACATCACCACGAGAAGAGAATATACTCTTCACATTATTTGTATACAATTTATCACTAAGTTTGAATTTAGTTTTGGGAATCGACGTAGCTTCTTTAGTGATGTTGGCTTTACGCGTAGTCTCATCTAAGTTAATTGTGTTAACCGCTTCACCCCATACACCGTCTTCTAATTTCTGTATGAAATCCATATTGTATTCTTTCAATTCATACTTGTCAGCAGTACCTAAGGTAGCCCGTGCTCCCATCGTAGCCTGATTTATAACGGCTTGCTTAATACTCACTGGCTGGTTGTTCTCATCAACAAAAGAACTTTCTAACATATCACCAAGCGAAGTTAATCTACATGCATTGTTATCAAAAAATCTTTGATATAAAAACATTCCAGTTTTTTTAATATCATAAGCGTTATTTACAAGAGTGTATAAAGATTCTCTCGCAGCAATATTTGGTGCAATGTATCTACCTTTAGTGTCAGTTATAGTGTCAATATGTAAGACACTTTCTTCAGCACTAATATCTGTAAATATTTTATTAATTATTTGATCTGATCTTCCAGTGAATGTGTTGTTTATAGTTTCAGCAAAAACAGGAGTATATATGGATTTTAAATGGATAATATAATTTTTCTGTTGCTTAGCAATTTTCATATTGGAAATGCCATCCATATAAAACCCGCATCCGTATGTATTACCTAGATATTCAAAGGTAAAACTAACATCAGCCAACTCAGTGCCTATAAAGTTATCAAAGAAGTTAATACCATCTTTTATTGATATTGCACCTTTTAGCATTCCGAATACACTTTCGTATATAGTTACACCAGTAACCATTTTACTAATATCTATTTCACGGATTTCAATCTTTATATTATCTAAATTAAGCATTACTTGTTCATCGCTTTTATAAACTCTCTTGCTACATTCTTAATGTGTTCATTCTTTATAACTTTAATATTTCTGTTCTGTTCAGTGATCGCTGCTTCATAATCAAGCAAGCTATATGCAGTTGTTCCTGCAGTGCGGCGAGGTACCCAATCTCCAGTTGAATCATCTACGTGGTGATGTGGTGCATAAGCCTGCGACTTAATAAAATTACATGCAGCTGAATCTTCAGAATTGATACCAGTTATAGTCTCACCCGACACAGCAAATTTGCCGGTGGTTCTCTGCAATACAATATACCCTAAATTAAGATGGATCTCTTTAATAATACCAGTAGCACCTGATATAGAACCAGCAACAGTCTCACCTAAAAGAAATTTATTGTTTAAGTTATTATCAGCGGTAGGTGATATATCAGCGGCAAGGTACTGGTATTTGTTTACACAATACTCAACCAATTGCCCATGCTTCATAGGCCAATCATCCCAAATGTTTTTAATTTGAGGGTTAAGCAATAAGAATGTCCAATGGTATTGAGGTGAACCATACAGCCGTTGACTTAAATGATCTGGCCTTTCACCGTCTTGAATTTCTACTGTTTGATAAAATCCAGTGTTATTAATTAATGAATCAGATATTTGAGATTTGGCAGTTAGATTTTTCATTAAATCTAGGTTACCAGATCCATCTACATCTATCGCCACGTTTGTTATATTTTTAAAATACATATTAGTATCCCGCCTCTATGTCATCTACATACAATGGAACCATTTCTTTAAGTGTTATAGCCAATACAATTTCTACTGGAGAATTATTTTTTTTAAAGAATGAAGATACATTTGGGTTGTATGTAACGTTAACTGATTCAATGACACACGGCGGCAATTGAATCATATCCTTAGCTCCATGGAATGATGTAACAACGTGATCTGGAACTGTTATTGTTATTGGATTATTTCTTTTAGCATGAGCAGAGGATCTAAATAATTTAACAAGGCCTGCTGCTTGATTTGATTCTGACTCAGAATCCGGCAATATTGTCCAATTGAATGAAAAGCTTCTTAATGCAGTTGATTGGTATGCAATGAATTCATTAGGGTTTAAAAGCGCTCCAGTAGATCTTTGCATCTCAGCAGAAACAATATCGCCTAAACCGTAACCAACCAAAGCACCTACTATACCTTTACCAATTCCTTTACCAAGTGCAGCCGATCCTAAAGTGACAGCTTGCTTAGAAGCTGCTACTGCTTTATTGTTAAAAGCATTACCACCTCCTGTCAATAATTCATTTGCTCCAGCTGCAAACTGTCTAGTATCTTCATTATATATCATGGTGTCGTTTATAGAAATATCTGTCGGCATATACATTGCTATTGAGCCACTATAATTTCTCTTTACCGGCGTTGTTAATGATACTAACATCTCTTTAGCTTTTTGAGCCCCAGTCGATGCAGCACTACTGGCCATGGTTTTTAATTCATCCCCCGATGCCATTTGGTGCACGGATTGTAAAGCTTTACCTGATCCTAGGTATTCGGCCTTTGCTTGGGCAGTATCAATAGCAAGGCTTAAAGTATTTTGTAATTTATGTTCAGTTTGTTGAAACTTTTCATCTACCTTCATGAACTCAAACAGCACGAATGGTTCATTAGATGCAGTGGATAGTCTACCCATACGTCTAATTGCATACTCACTAGTTGAATGACTATTAAAATTTACAGTATCATCATTAGTGTCGTTGCCTACAGTGTCTGGGTATTTCCAATGTTGAGTTGGCGTTGAGCCTGTAGATTTAATATTAACTCCACCTATTTGCTGCATTCGTTGCGCGTCGTTCATAGACATATTTTGTTCCTTTACGTGTATAATACTTATTTATACGGTTTATATAAATACTTGTATGAAAAAAACATATTCAGGTAAGTGGAAGCCGAAGCATCCTGAGAAATATAATGGCGATGTTG